CAACTCAGCTACAAACAATTCTCTCAAGCAAATGAAGAACATGTTATGTTTAGGGTACAGGGACAGATCTACGCCTTACAAGCTTTGAAACAACTTAGACTTAAGGTTAATGCTGATGGGTAGTTATAAAGCTGCAAAAGAAATGTACCCTATTTTAAATAAATATGATTATAAAATAGTAGACACACCAAATGAAGATAGCCCTTATTACCTAGAGCATTTTCCTCCGGGAGAAGTTGGTTCTTTAGAGATGCCCCGACCTAAAGGCATACCTTTAGAAGAGTATGGGTTGCAAATATTTAAAGATGTAAGACCTGAAGATATTGCAGGAGATATTATTTCTCATCATATTGTTAATAAAGATAAATACCTTTCAGAAAAATATAAAGATTTTAAAACCTCTACTTCCTTAGACATAATGAAAGAAAGGTACAAGTACCATAAAGAAAATTTTAATGAACAAAGAGATTTTAACTCTTGGTCGGAAAGAACAGGATACCCCGAATTATTTAGAGGCTATGTCTTTAATCAGTTTGATGAAGAAACAAAAAACAATCTTTATAGCCCCAAACAAAAAACAGTCTTAAACGAAATTAAAGAATACATAACTAAAAAACCAAAAGACTTTGCCCAAGGAGGCTTAACAATGAACAACCAAACACAGATGGCTTTTGCTCTAGGTGGCGAGGCTGAGACAAGAGACCCAGTGTCAGGCAATGATGTACCCCCCGGTTCTCTCCCTGTTGAGGTACGTGATGACATCCCTGCACGACTATCTGAGGGTGAGTATGTTGTACCTGCTGATGTTGTACGTTTCTTTGGTGTAAAATTCTTTGAAGACATTCGCATGGAAGCAAAAAAGGGCTTGCAACAGATGGATGTTGATGGTAGAATAGGCGGTGAACCTATTCCCCCACAGATGCAGATGGCTCAAGCACCAGAGCAAGACATTGACGCAATGATTGATGCTGAGATGGGTAACATGAATGCTGGTGGTTTAATGTCTGGGTATGCTGAGGGTGCAGCGGTTACTGCTCCTTCATATACACCGGGTGGTGGGTTTGGTTATGGCTATGGTTCACAACCAATGTCAGCACCTCAAACAATGGCACCCCCTGCTCCTGTTGCTCCTGTGATTACAGGTGGGGCTGAACCTGTTGCTCGTCAAGAACCTGTAGGGGGTTGTCCTGAAGGAACTTTATGGAATGGTTATCTCTGTGCTGTTAATTTAAGTTATAATCCAAATGCAGGAGATCTTCCTGATGATCCTGAAACAACACCAGTAGAAAAATGGTATGAAGAGGATGGTGGTAAAGCACTAGTTAATCCAGAAGAATACATAAAAGAACAGTTTAATAAAGGTTCAGGAACTTCTGATATTAATCCCCTTGTTCCCAAGGGCGCAGGTATACAATTAGCATTTGGAATTTTTGATCTTGTAAATAAAAAATCAAGCATTTCTAAAGCGGCTGCTGCTTATAGGCTTGCAGAAGCTAGAGATCAAATAATAGAAGGCAGCGACTTAGCAAAAATAGGAGACCAACTTTTTGGAAAAGGCGATTCTTTAGGTAAAGGGCTTGTTGCCTCTTTGTCTAATGGAGATTGGAAATTAAATAGTTATGCTAGAGATCTTGGTTTTAAAAATTGGGAAGACTCTCAGTCAGAAGGAACTGTGGAAGGTAAGAGTGTCCAGACCACCTCTAGAGGCAAAACCACAACTGCCCCAATGTTTACAGGAATTACTAAAAAAGCAGCGTGGAAATCTTTAGATAAATACTTAAGTTTTAAAATTGAAGAGGGGCCAAGAAAAGGTCAAGCATTTAACTTTGATCCTGCAGAACTGGCTGAACTTAGAGATACTATTATTTACACTGATGAAGATAGAGGTGGTCCTACTGGTGCAGGTGCAACAGCTAATATTATTTCAACAGAAGAAAAAGATGGTACTACATCAAGCTCAACTGGATTTGATTTTAACAACCCTCTTGCTTCACGCAAGTATGGGCCGCTGCCAGCCTCAGCAATAACTAGAGAAGTTACTCCTATCAGCTCTTCTGAACGTGCTAGATTAAGTGGCAATACTAGTAACAGCTCAAATACCTCTAATAACGTTGGTACGAGATTTAGCAGTAGAGGTAAAAATAAAAACAAAGGTGGTCTAATAACTAAACGTAAGAAGAAGTAACAATAAGGCTACCCAGCTACGGCTGGCCCCAATATAAAAGGAAAAAATATGCCTGAACTACAAACAATGGAATCCCCAAAGATTGCGGGATTTGTTAATCCTAACTTTAATCGTAATCGTAAACGTATAGAAGAAGATGAGAAAGAACTAGAAGCTCTTGAAGCTAGTACAGAAGAAGTTAAAGAAGAAGAAGAAGTGGTAGCTTCTGAAGAAGAGCAAGAGGTAGATGACAAAGATCTTAGTCGTGAAGAAAAATCTTTTAAGAAACGTTATGGTGATGTACGGCGTCACATGCAACAGAAAGAAAAAGAATGGGAAGAAAAATTTGCTGCACTAGAGAACCGTCTCGGTGAAGAAAACATTCGCCCACCTAAGTCTGATGAAGACATTGAGTCATGGGCTGCTGAGTACCCTGATGTAGCTAGTATTGTAGAAACAATCGCTGCTAAAAAAGCTCAAGAGATGTTCAACAAAGCAGAAGATCGTTTGCAGAAACTAGATGCTAAAGAAGCTGAGATTTCTCGTACATCTGCTGAAGATAATATTCGTAAAGCTCACTCCGACTTTGACAAACTACGTGAGGCTGATGACTTTCATGACTGGGTTGATGAACAACCTAAGTGGGTACAGAATGCCCTCTATGAAAACTCAGATGATGCTGACTCAGTAATCCGTGTTATTGATTTGTACAAGGTTGATAATGGTATGACTAAGAGTGACTATGCAGCTAATCGTAAGAATGCTGCTAAGACTGTTAAGAAAGGTTCTAAGGCTAAGATTGAAGCAGATCAGTCTGCTGGATCATACAAAGAATCTGATATTGCTAAGATGTCTGCTAAAGACTATGAGAAGCAAGAAGAAGCAATCACTGCTGCAATTAGGTCTGGTAAATTTATTTATGATTTATCTGGCTCTGCACGTTAATATACTATTGACAAAGTAAAATTTGTTAGTATAACTAGGGTTAGTAAAAAGAAGCCACCGTAAGGTCTACCTTCTATACTGACCCCCCACTAAAGCTCAAACAAAAATACAAAGACTACCTGTATTAAGTCTAGGCCCGTATCAAACTAGTTGGCCGATTAGTTAAATTACGCACCCTAAACACTCAGCCTCTTTATTATACTGTTTAGCTCAACAAAGCCTAAACTTTATAGGAGGATCTATTATGGCTTTCGCAACCACATCAGGTTATGGGAATCTACCAAACGGTAATTTTAGCCCCGTAATCTACTCAAAAAAAGTACAGCTTGCTTTCCGCAAGAGTACTGTTTGTGGCGATATCACAAACTCTGATTATATGGGTGAAATTTCATCGCAAGGTGATACCGTACAAATCATTAAAGAACCTGAGATTTCAGTAAGTTCGTACTCCCGTGGTACAAGTGTTACCGCACAGGATTTGGACGATGAGGATTTCTCACTCGTAATTGACAAAGCTAATTACTTTGCTTTCAAAATGGATGACATTGAAGAAGCTCATAGCCACGTCAACTTCATGGACCTTGCAACCAACCGTGCTGCATACCGTCTTGCTGACAACCATGACCAAGAAGTTCTTGGCTACATGGCTGGTTACGCACAGGCAAGTCAACACGCACAAGCTAATGCTTTGAACACCAGTGTTAATGGTACTAAAGCTGTTACTAGTGCAGGTGCTAACGAATTGCTTGCTTCTATGCAACTGCATAAAGGTGACTTTGGAAATATTACTACTACTTCTGCTGGTACACATTCCATCCCGCTGACTGCACGTATGCCCGGAGCAACCTCGTTGCCGACTGCTACTGCTTCCCCAGCAATGGTTATTGCTCGTATGAAACGTTTGCTTGATCAACAGCAAGTTGACTCACAAGGTCGCTGGCTGGTTGTAGATCCAGTATTCATGGAAATTCTTGCTGATGAAGATTCACGCTTCATGAATGCAGATTTCGGTGAGTCAGGTGGACTGCGTAACGGTCTGGCTGTAGCTAACTTCCACGGTTTCCGTGTGTACTCTTCGTCTAACCTGCCAGCGGTAGGCACTGGACCGGGTACTTCTGGTACAGCAAACCAGTTGACTAACTTTGGTGTTATTATGGCGGGACATGATTCCTCTGTAGCAACCGCAGAGCAAATCAATAAGACAGAATCATATCGTGACCCTGACAGCTTCGCTGACATTGTCCGTGGTATGCATCTATACGGTCGTAAGATTCTTCGTCCTGAAGCAATCGTTACTGCCCGTTATAACGCAGCATAGGGGAGTAATACGTTATGGCTACAATTACAATGAGTACAAACTCCGATTCAACATCAAACAATGCTGGAACGGGAAACAAGAAACTCCGTGGTGCAATTTCGGTTTTGCAAAATGACATTGATTTTGCTGACGCTATCTTGCAAAACGGTGGTACGGCTATTGCAGCGAATGACATCATTCAAGCTATTGCTTTGCCAACCAACACAATGGTTCTACATGCAGGTATCAAGGTTGTTACTGCAATGGAAGGTACAACGACTGACTCAGCACTACTTCTGGGTCAAACGGGAGGTGATATTGATCAGTTTTCAGCAGCATTTGATTATGATGGTGCGTCTGTAGGTGATCACACTACTGCTACTATGTCTTCGGGTGTAGCAACACTTCTGCCTTTCTTTACTGCAGCAGCCGATACCCTTGATGTAGAAGTTCACGCATCTAGCGGAACTATCACTGGTGGTATTATTCGTGTATATGCAATCTGCATTATCATGGATGACATCACAGCAGACAAATCTGCTTCTGAAGTAGACCGTGATCTGTTGGCGTAACTTAAAATAAATACTTAAGGGGCTGGCTACACGCTGGCCCCTTTGGTGCATCTTAAGGAAACATAATGGCTCTTACATTTCTTATATTAACTAACAGTGTTATAACTCGTATGAATGAAGTAGAGCTTACCTCTGCTAACTTTACGGGATCAAGGGGTGTTCAAACACAGTGTAAAGCTGCTGTTAATGAGTCAATTAGATATATTAATCAAAGAGAGTTTGGTTATTCTTTTAATCATGCTACCAACTCTTCTGCTTTAGTAGCAGGACAAAGCAGATATACAATACCTGCAAATACAAAATCTATTGATTATAGTACAGCCAGAATAAAAAAAGATGAGGATCTTAATGCTTCGGGTAATAGTCTTACAACGTTGAACTATAATGAGTATATTCAAAATGGATTTGCGGATCAAGAAGATGATGTTGTTGCAACAACTTTAGATGGTTCTCATTCTAATTCTGTTACTACATTAACTTTAGTTTCTACTACAGGGCTAGATACTTCTGGTACTGTTCACATAGGAAGTGAGCAAGTTACTTATACTGCTATATCAGGTAATGATATTACAGGATGCACACGTGGTGCTAATAGTACTACCGCTGCTGTACATGCAAGTGGTGTTGCAGTAACGCAGTTTATAGATGGTGGTGTACCTAGAAGTATTGTTAGAACTCCTGACAATAACTATCTTTTACACCCATATCCAGACAAAGCATATACACTAGCTTTTGATTTTTTTACATTCCCTGATGACCTATCTGCACATGGTGATATTACTACTATCCCAGACAGATTTAAACCTGTTATTACAGATGGTGCTTCTGCTTTTGTTTATCAATACCGAGGTGAAACCCAACAGTACCAGTTAAATTTTGAACGTTTTGAACAAGGCATTAAAAATATGCAAAGCTTACTTATTAATAAGTTTGAGTATGTTAGATCAACTGTTGTATTAAGACCCCGTGGTTCTATTAGTTTTATGTCTGGTGTTATTTAATGCCTGATAGTTCTCAAGTACAACCAATAGCATTTAACTGTGAGGGTGGTTTAGTTTTAAATCGTTCTACTTTTCTTATGCAACCGGGAGAGGCACTGGAACTAGAAAACTTTGAACCAGACATTGAGGGTGGCTACAGAAGAATAGATGGCTATAGTAAGTTTGTAAATCACGTAGTTCCTTTTACATCAACCAGCTCTGAAAAAGTATTAATGGTAGCTAACTTTGCAAACAAAGTAGTAGCAGCCAGAGGTGAAAAGATATTTAGTGCTGCCTCTACGGAGTTGTCTGTAAAGATACTAGCAGCTACAGGTATGACAGGCTCTGGTACTATTACAGTAGATAGCACTACAGGGTTTTCTTCTAGTGGTACGCTACAAATATCTTCTGAAATATTTACCTACACAGGAGTTACAAGCACTACTTTTACAGGAGTCACACGTGCAACTTCTAGCACTACTGCAGCAGCCTACGCACTTAATACTATTATTTCAGAGAATTGGACAGTAAGAGATACGGGTAGAACAAACGCAGTAAAGTATAGGTTTGAAAGATTTAACTTTGATGGCAATGATAAGATTATTGTTGTAGACGAAACAAATGCACCTACAGTTTTTAATAGTGCTATTGCTGCTACAGACATCTCTTCTTCTAATGTTGGTTCAGGTGAAACTACATCACTAGGTGCTGATATTGCTGCTGATGCAACGCTATCAGGTTCAGGTACAATTACAGTAGATAGCACTGCAGGATTTATTGATCCTAGTTCTGGTACTCAATCAGTATTAATCAATAGCGAAATATTTACATATACAGGAGTTACTGCTACTACTTTTACAGGAGTGACTAGGGCTGCTAGTGGAACTACTGCGGCTGAACATAAAATTGGTGCTACCGTTGCTGATTTATTTCCTCCTACAGTTACGGGTGCTAAGTTTGTTGCTTCTTTTAAAGAACATATGTTTTATGCAGGAATGTCAGGTACACCACAAGAAGTTATTTTTAGTTTACCTTTTGACGAAGATAACTTTTCTGTAGCACTTGGAGCAGGTAGCATCCGAGTTGACGATGACATTACAGGTTTAAAAGTTTTTCGTGATAGTTTATTTATTTTTTGTTCTAATAGAATTTTTAAATTAACAGGCAATAGTCAGGCTGATTTTTCTATGACTGCTGTTACTAGAAACATTGGTTGTGTTAATGGTGACACCATTCAAGAATTTGGTGGTGATTTACTATTCCTTGGGCCTGATGGTCTTCGTACTGTCGCTGCTACTGCAAGAATTGGTGACACCGAACTTGGTACTATTAGTAAGAACGTACAGTCAGTATTTGATTTAAACATAAGAGACTCCGCTCTTTTTGAGAGTGTTGTTATACAAGATAAGACACAGTATAGATTGTTCTTTACTAAAGCTAATCAAGCAGAAAGTATTACAAGGGGTATTATCTGTGTGATGAAAGCAGATAAGTATGAGTTTTCTGAGATACGTGGTATTAAACCTTCAGCTACTGATAGCTTTGTTGAAGAAGGTAACGTAATAGTATTACATGGCGACTTTAGCGGCTTTGTACATAGGCAAGAAAAAGGTAATACTTTTGATGGTACAGATATATTAGGTAGGTATAGAAGTGCTGATATGAGTTTTGGTGATACAGGTATCCGAAAACATATGCAAAGAGTTATTGTTAATTTTAAACCTGAGTCTACTATTAGTGCTGATTTATTTATAAGATACGATAATGAAGCTGCTGACTCTACTAGACCTAATGCATACCCTTTTGATTCTACTCAGACATTCTCTCAGTTTGGTTCTGCTTTGTTTAGTACTTTAGGTAGTACTGCTAGGTTTGTGTTTGGTGGACCCTCACAACCTTTAGTAAGACAATCAGTAGAGGGTTCAGGGTTTTCTGTTGCATTAAAAGTAAATGACAATTTAACAACAGCCCCTTATTCACTTAAAGGGTTTCAGTTAGAATATCAATTAGGAGCGAGACGTTAAATGGGTACTGAATACACAAGACAATCATCATTCACTGATGGAGATACCATTACCGCTAACCTCTTTAATGATGAGTACAATCAG